CCTCGACCCAGTAGATCGAGCGGTACAGTTTGCCCTTCTCGTCCAGCCGGTCGGCGTCGTAGTCGGCGTTCGGCTCGATCAACTGGCAGACGGTGACTTCGCTGTCGTACTCGGCCGTCCCCTTCTTCTTGGTCGACTGCTCGCGCGCGTCCTCGCCCCAGTGCTGGACGATCTGCCGGTGCGAGTATTTGAACTGGCGGTAGAAGGTGTCGACCTTGCCGCGGGAGTTGATGCCCAACCAGTATTCGCCGGCAGAACACTGATAGAGCCGGACCACGTCCTCGCGGTCGAACTCCATGACCGCCGCCGCCGAGCCGAAGCCGCCCAACTCTTCGTAGATGATCGGCAGGACCTGGTAGATGTTGCCCGAGTTGAACACCATCAGCATGCGGTCGCGGCAATCGTCCAGCCAGGTGCGGACGTTGGTGATGCTAGCGATCGCCTTGTCCGGCACGGTGAGCCGGAACCACGGCCGGGCCGGGCTGGTCAGGCCGCCCATCAGGCCGGCGACCATGGTCTGGAGCGCGAACTGGGCGTGCGGGTCGAGGACGGACTGGTTGTTCTGCGTGCCGCGCTGGCCGCTGTTCTGCTGCTGGAAGTACTGCCCGCGCGTCGGGTTGAGGTACTGGGTGATCTCGCGCCACGTCGGCTCCCACGACCGGCGCCGGGCCTTGAGGACCTCGGCCTTCTCGGTGCAGTGCTTGAGGAGTTCGACGTTCTTCGGCATGGCCTAGCCGCCGAGCAGGGCTTTGGGAGGGGCGGTCGTCGTCGCGGGCGCGGTGACGCCCAGCGGGCTGCTGGTGATCGTTGAGGCGTAGCCGGCGTAGCTGCGCGCCTTGCGCTTGGTCGCGTCGCGCGCCGCCTGGACGGTCGGGTCGACCGGCGTAGGCGCGGGATCGGGCGACGCGGGCAGGGCAGCCGGGGTCGGGACGATGATCGTCGGGGGATTCTGAGGGGCGTATGAACCGCCGCCGCCACCACCGCCCATGCGGCCTCCAGCTTTTAGGTGCTGGATACCCTCAGTGGTGCAGCGGGTTTTGGAATGTCAATGGGTAGTGGGTCAGCCGGCCAGTGGATCGTAGTCCGAGATCAGGCCATGCACCGGCCGGCCGGGGGTCGGGGCGAACAGCTCGACCGGCGAGGTCTCGGGCAGGTCGGCCACCGGGTAGGCGAAGGTCAGGGCCAGGGCGTCGGCGCAGTCCGGCGAGGCCAGGCCGCGCTTCTTCATGTCCTCCTTGCGCTCGAGGACGATCTCGCTCTTCGGGTTGAACCCGTACTGCCGGCCGCACAATTCCGCGACCAGTTCGCTGTCGGCCGGGATACCGCCGGACTTCAACCATTCCCGCATGCTGGCCCATGTCTCAGCGCCCTTGTTCGCCGTGGCCGGCATGTCGGACCCGAGCAGGTAGCGATCGGCCTTGCCGCCGTTGTTCACGCCCACGACCAGCCGATCGCGCAGCATCCCGCGCAGCATGTCGACCACGCCGGCACCCACGCCGGTCTCGTCCACGAAGATGGCCTGGGCGTTATGCTCGATCGCCTGCTCGGTCACCCGGCTGGCCACGGCCACGGTGTCGGCGCCTCTCAGCTTGATGGGCGGGATCATGCGGGCGTCGGGGCCGCGGCGGAACCAGATCACGGTCTGGTCCTCGCCAAAGCGGGCGACGTCCACGCCGATGATCAGGGGCTGCCGGACGCTGGCCGCCACCGGCCGCAGGGTCGCCGCCTGGGCGGTGTCGCTGTCGATGAACTGCATGCTGCCACCTCGAGGAAACTCACCCTTCACGCGGACGCGCACGAAGTCGCTGTCCTCGCCCCAATCCGCGACCCACTTCGCGATCTCGGCCTTGTTGGTGCCGGGGACCTGCCGGCTGTCGATTTGCCGGGGGTGCCAGCGGTGCGCGAAGCGCCCGCCCGCAAAGCACTCGCGGAACCGCCCCGTGGTCTCGGTCGGGTTCCCGAATGCCAGCCACAGGATCTCGGTGTCCTCGTCGGTCATGGCGCCCTCGGCCACTTCCCACACCCGATCGGCAATCTGGCTGGCCTCATCGAACAGTAGCACGATGCGCCGGCCTTTGTTGTGTAGGCCGGCGAACGCCGCGGTGTTGTTCTCCGACCAGGTGGCCGCGTCGCAGCGCCACTCCTTGGAGCCTGCGCTCGAGCGGCGGGCGATCGACGTCGCCTCGAACTTGAACCAGTGCCGGGTCAGGCAGAGGTTGAACCACTTCGAGACCTCGGGCCAGGTCTTGGTCCGCAGCTGGTCGCCCGTGTTCGCGGTGATCACCACGCGGGTCAGGGGCATGGTCGACAGCGCCCAGAGGATCACCCACGACACCAGCGCGGACTTACCGATGCCGTGGCCGCTGGCAACGGCGATGCGGATGGCGCCCTGCACGTCGCCGCCCGCCAGCAGCGCGGCCTTGATGTCGCGCAGGACCGTCACCTGCCACTCGCGCGGCCCGGCCTCATGCTCGAGTTCGCCGGGGTCCGTCCAGGGGAACGCCCAGCGCACGAACATCTCCGGGTCGTACCGGCAGTCGGCCATCAACTTGATCAGCCGCTCCTCGCCAGTGAGGGGTTCAGCCGCCGCCATTGCGCTTCAGTGCATCGTTGAGGCGCCGGACCAATTCATCGCCGGCATCCAGCTCGATGTGCTGCGAGGCCTTGCCGAAGCCCCGGTCGAGGATGCTGTTCGCCGCCACGACCTGCACCATGCGGCTCTTGGCCGTGCAGTTCCGCACCAGCGTCTCGATCGCCAGGCCGGTGTGATCCCGCGCCAATTCCTTCAGCGCGGTGATCTCCTTCGGCCGGCCGCCGGGGTTGCCGCTCTTGCCCTTCTGGAACGGTCGCCCCTTGGGGACCTTCCGCACGGCTGTTTTCCCGCTGTTCTGAGCGGCCATGTCACACCATCCCCATCTTCTTCATGGCCGATCGTTTCATCACGGCCTCAAAGCCCCGGTTGTTGTCGATGACCTGGAGGGAGGCGACGAGGACGCCGTTCTCGGACAGGTGCGTCAGGACATCCTCGAACCGCTGCTTCTCGTTCACCATGAGGGAGGGGGACATCATCTCGAACATCGAGGTGTCGTCGCCTTCCAGCATCATACGCATGCGGTAGGTCAGGTGTCCGGCCGGGGGCTGGGCGCCGATGTCGGTGATCTCGATGCGGGCCTTGCGGCCGGACATCATCAGTCCCTGCATCAGCATCACACCCTCACCTTCTGCGCCCGCCTGCGCGCGTTGATACGGGCCATCATAGCGGTGAACAGCGGGGATTGCCCCGGCTCGAGGTTCAGCGCACGGGTCTTCGCGCGGATGACGTCCTTGTGTCGCTTCATCTCGTTTCCGATCTGGGTTTGGGTGTAGCCGGCGGCAAGGAGGCGGCGCAGCTTGGCGTCGTCGTCGTGGGACCACGCGCGCCCGTTCAAACCGGCCTCCGGGGGCAGGTGGCGCGATGGTACTGGGACTGGTAGGCGCCGCAGTCAGGGCAGGTGTCACTCAGCCCCAGCTCGCGATCGGCCGCAATAATCCGTTCCAGGTATTCTTTGTGCTTCCGTTCCGGCCGCCGGCCATAGCTCCAGTTCATGTCGACCCGGATCTCGGGCTGCGGCGTGTCGACCACCTCGCCGGTCTCGTCCAGCACGACGATCCATAGCCGGTGGCCGTCGATGCCGGTGTCCTTCCAAGCGTAGCACCAGCCCTTCCTCGAGGTGGCGCGGACGCCCTCGGGGAGCGCGGCGCTGGTGATGCTGACGGGGATGGGCGTGTGCAATTGCTCGGTCACGACTTCGGCTCCTTCAAACGCGGTCCAACCCGCCACATCCGGCCGCGGTGCATCTCGAGGTAAATGCTGAGACGCCAGCGCCACTCGCCGGGGTACTCCATCACCGGGCCGTAGAAAGCGATCTGCCACGGCTCATCGCTGGTGCGCTTGACCCAGTACCAGCCGGCTTTGCGGGCGGCCTTCATGCTGCCTCCGTCGCGCTGTAGCGCGGGCTGGGGTCGAGATGCTCTGCAGGAACGCGGCAGCCGGCCTCGCCGGGCTTCGGCCCCCAGTTGGCGGTCAGCCAGAACCCGGTCTTGCGGAAGCCGGCGACACGCTGCGGCCAGGCCTCGGGAGATGGGAGGCCACCTCCCCCTGCCCTGCTGCCGACGCGCGGTGTCTCCGCGATCGGCCGGGTCTTCCGCATGAACGACGACCAGGTGGCCTCCGGGTCGGCGGTCGTGACAGCCTTGGCCCGGCACCATTCCCTGAAATCCTGCATGCGCTCGTCGTAGAGCGCGCCGGTCAGCCACGGCATGGTCGATCGCAGGGTGGCGATCGCCGCTTCGCTCGGTATCCAGTCTTCCCCAATCCTTTGAGCCTGTGGCTGTGTCGCGCCGGCAGGCGCGCTCTGAGACACACAGAGGATTTTAGATGAAGGACGGTTAGGTACAGGTTGAGGTATAGGTGCATCGCTCTGCTGTTGCTCTTGGCATGCGTCTGCCATGGCAGTGCCATTGCCCCTGCCTTCCCAACGCTTGCGCGCCCCCGCCTTCCCTGCCCGGCTCTTGGCCGCGATCAGCGCCTGCGCGTCCTTCCACTCAAACTCGACACGCTCGTGCACCCAGGCATCGCCGCGGCGGGTCAGGAACGCCTTCAGTATGGGCGCGTCCTCCCGCCATTCCTTCGGCGTCATCCTGGCCGTGGTCATAAGGGCGGCGTCAGCCCCCGGCAGAACCCCTCGAGCCTTCCACGCCGCGCAGATCAGCAGGATGTAGGCCCCGTGCTGCCTGGTGGTCAGGTGCATCGTGTTCGTGACGTAGTCGTCCACGTTGAAGGCCATCCACTCGATGTCAGCCATCACGCGGCCTCCTGCTTCTCGAGGGCTTCCACCATGGCGATCCGGCGGCCGATCCAGGCCATGACAGGCACGGCCATTGAGTTGCCCAGTGCCTTGTATCGGGGTCCATCTGCCGACCGCAGGCCGGTGCGCTTTGACAGGTAATGCGCGTAGGCTGCGTCGCTCTCGTTCTTCTTCTGCTTGCGCGGTTCGCGGCCGATCGGCACCAGCGTGTAGTCGTCGGGGAATCCCT